CGGTGTTGCTGATGATTTCTTTGGCACAAAAGCCAAGTAAAAGGAGGATATACGCATGAAGTATACGAAAACTACTGCTGATCAAATTAATTGGTTAGCATCGACACATTTGCAATCATTTACGGAATCAGCTGATGCTGAATATGTCAGTGGTGCGGTGTTTAAGAAGGGCAATGTGGCTATTGGGTTAGTCTTAAATGACGTTAAGGGCTCAACTAATGACCCAATGCCCGCTGCAGTAATGGTTGAGGGTTGGGTACTAGAAGATCGTTTGCCTGCTACATTGTCTGCTGACGACAAAACAGCCTTGAAAGCTGTTGGAATTAAATTCCGTGGGGAAGTTCCTGCAGCTGCTACAGCACCATCGGAAGGATAAGGTAATTTAAATTATGGCAAGTATTTTTGATTTATTTCCACACCAAGATATCTTGGACTATACCAAGGCAGTGGCAACTCCTAATTTGCTAGGAGCGGAGCTATTTCCAGCACGTAAGGTGCAATCAAACGATATTAAGATTTTAACATCGGGAACTAAGACACCAGTCATTGCTCATGTTCATGCATTTGATACTGAAGCAGAGCTTGGTGATCGTACAGCGCAAGTATCAGAAACTGAGCCATTCTTCCTAAAGAAGAAGTTTGCGCTTAAGGAAGATGATTTGGTTAAGTTACGCAACCCACGAACACTTGAAGAACAAGCTTATATTCAAGGCACTGTTTATGACGACATGGGCAACTTGATTAAGTCACTGGATGCCGCTACTGAATTAATGCGTATGCAAGCTTTGATGTCAGGTAAGATTACCGATAAAGATGCTCAAGGTGGTTCATATAAGGTTGATTATGGTATTGGTGCTAATCAAAAAGGATCTACTAACTTTGCTGATGAATCAGTGGACCCAATCGAAACAATCTTGGCATGGGCTGACAAGGTTGATATCACACCAACTCGTGCAATTATGTCTACAAAGGCATTAATGGCACTGCGTAAGAACCCACACGTTGTTGCTGATATCTTTGGTTCAAACAACGGTCGTACGGTGTTGCAATCTGACTTGGATGCATTTATGCAAGCGAATGGATTGCCAGTGCTCCGTGCTTACCGTGGTAAGTATGCTGATACTGATTCAAAGGGTAAGCGTACAGTTTCAAACTATGTTGCTGATAATCAATTCGCAATGTTTGCTGATGGAACTGTTGGTGAGACAGTTTATGGTGTTACTCCTGAAGAGTCTCGTGCCATTGCTGATGGTGCTGTTCAAGCTTCACAAGTAGGTAACATCTTTACTGAAATGTTTGACGAAACGAACGACCCAATTCGTACAATCATCAAGGCATCAACTATGGTTGTGCCAACGCTTGCGCAAGCTGATAATATTTTCCAAGCCACTGTTTTGTAAGGAGGTGGGCTAAATGGATACAGTAACTGATCAAAATACAGTTGCAGAAATTAAGGCGTATCTAGATGCACACAATATCGCTTACTCTTCTAGCGCAACTAAAGCTGATTTGTTGGCATTAGTTCCTGCACAAGTAGATGGCGCAGGACCAACGGATACAACTAGTGAAACGCCAAGTGATGGTACCGATTCTGGGGATGAATCAACTGAACCAGATCAACCAGCAGAACCAATTAAGGTATCATCGTTTGACCTCGATAAAACGTCATTATCTGGAGAAGTTGGTGGCACTGAAGTCGTGACTTTGTCAAATATCCAACCGACGAATGCTACCGATAAGGCAGTTGAGGTAGTTTTGGATGACGGGGCAATTGTTAGCGTACAGGACAACGGTGATAGCACATACACTGTTAGTTTCTTAGCTGCTGGATCAACAACCATTCATTGGAACTCTCGTGACGATGGCACCACTCTGGCAGTCCCAGTAACTGTCATTGAACCAGTGCCAACTGCACCTGAGTTGCAACCATGGGAGATTATGCTAATCAATCATGAGAGTGCACCTTATCCAGTACCTACAACTGATACCTACACAGTTCAAGCTGGTGAAACGTTAGCAGATATTGCAACAGCACATATGATGAGTTTGGCACGATTGAAAAAGTTAAATGGCTTGACTGTTAATGTATTGCCAGCTGGTCGTGTAATTCGTCTATCTTAGAAAGCGTGGTCATATGGTCGATGTTCAAAATGTGATTAAGCGTATTAAACGCAATACAAAGCTTGATGATGTAGAATTGCTTGCTGAAATTGCACAAGATGCCATTGATAATGCAACGGCTGATGGTTTTACTGGACCAAAGTTAGAAATAGCTGCAGGTTGGTTGGGTTCTCATTTTGCTTCACTAATTAGTGGGGCAAATAGCAATATCAAAAAGCAAACATTGGCTGTTATGTCTATCGAATATCAAAGTTCTGACGGTTCCTCAACTTATTTAGTTGAATATGAACGTATGCGGGACTTGTTAAATGGTGGATCTAATCAAGTGGAATTCATTTAGGATGTGAGCTTATGGATATTAGTTTTAGTACAGAGGTTGAATCGAATGTTGATGAGTTAGATGAGGCAATCGCCCGTTTAGAGCAACTTGACGGCAAGACAGCTGAAGCAGGACTATTTGGTGACTTTGCTGCTAAAAAAGCAACGTGGCAAGAATATGGGACGAGTAGGGGCATACCTGCACGTCCTTTTTTGCGCAACACACAATACGAGAATGAAAATCAGTGGGGTCAGAAAATCGGCCAAGATATTATTCAAGTATTTGAAGGTGGTTTGTCGAGTAGCGCTGTGTTGTCAAAGCTTGGCTTACTCATGGTTCAAGATATTCGTAAAACGATTGATGCTGGTAATTTTGCACCGCTTAGTCCAGCCACAATTGCTAAAAAGGGCAGCAGTAAGCCGTTAGTTGATATTGGTGACATGTACGGTGCTATCACGCATAGGGAGAGTTAAATATGGCTTTTTATTTAGACATGAGCGCACTGATTGACATGTTTGGTACCAAATTAACGGTACTGGTCAATAGTGATGATGGTGAATGGATGGACGGTATTTGGCATCAAACAGACAGTGAAGAGATTGATTTATATGAGCCATTCTTAACGTTCAATATCAATTCAACGTTATTGTCTGGTCAGTTAATGCCTGCAGAAATAGGAGAGTTCGATACTGACAAGGCATATTGGTTTTCGGAAAATGATTATGACATGGGGACCAGAGTGAAACACAATGATGAGTTATATCGGGTTACTGGAAAGCAAAATTATAGTGATTATTCAAATATCCTAGAGTATGAGTTAAAGAAAGAGAGTCCTAACAATGAGCAAACTTGATGAAATTAATAGTTTTGATTATTCAAAGCTAAATAAAGTCTTTTCGTCAATCGCTGCGGATAAGCTCGAATTGGTGTTGACTGAAGCTAATGGTGGTGGGCATCAACCTGAAGGTACCTTTATTTCATTCGACATCATCAGTCCATACATTCCCATTGATGAGTATTTTGATGTGACACAGAAAGAAGCGTTTGAAGCTGTTGTTAGTTTTACGTTGTTCGATATCAGTAAAACCAACGCTTTGTTTGCTGCACAAGCATGGCGTAAAACATTGACACAGTTTGATGTAGATATTCAGTTGCGACAACAAGGCATCATCATTGCGGAAATAATGCCTACTAATATCCGTTCTATTCCAGAACAAGTTTTTGACAAACATATGGTTGGCTTTGACGTTCGATTACGCTTACAAGAAACATATACAGATGACACCATTGATCCAATCAATGATGTGGAAGTAAAAAAGAGAGGTTAATTCATGGCAAATGAAAATTTAGACGTTCAAGTCATTTTGGACGTTATCAATCCTGCATCTCCAATCAATTTGGGGAATTTAGCGGTATACGTTGTGGCAGATACAGCCAATTCAGAAGAGGTACTGCCTGATACGCAATTACATTCAGCTGACGATATTGCAAACCTTGGTTTGGCAGTTAATGCAGCAACTGAAGCAGTGATCAATGCATACTTTGCACAAGAAAATCATGGTGATACAGTTTATCTTTACGGTATTGAATCATCTGTTGATCAATCAACGACTAAGGATAAGGTGCAAGGGACCTTAACTGACGGTTGGGAGTTTGCAACAATGATTTCGACAACATCATTAGATACAGTAGTGTTAACTAATGCTATTGAATCATATGGGCGTAAGTTAGCTGTATTGGGGATGGATATCAATCTATCAACAGCAAAGGTAAGTGATATTGCATCAATTACTGATGCACCGTTCTATGGAAACGAACGCACCATCGTGTTCATTGCCAATCGTGAAGTGGGCACTACTGAAAAGTACAAGAGTGTTGGGGCTTTGATTGGTGCACTAGGTAATTCGCAACCAGGTTCTATTACTTGGAAGTTTAAGAAGTTAAAGGGCATTACCGCTACCCAAGTTAACGGCACTGTCGTTGCTAAGGCTACAGAGATTGGTGCCGTGATGTACGTTTATAAGGCAGGCACTGCACAAACATCTGAAGGACTATCAACTGGTCTCGAGTACATTGATAATTTGCATTCAGATGACTGGGTACGTGCTGAAATTGAATCATCAATTCAAAACCTATTGCAAACAACTGATAAGTTACCATATGGGGCCCAAGGTATTGCACAATTGGAGGCTGCTGTCACAACTGTCTTGCGTACAGCAACTGAAAACGGTGTTATTTTGGTTGACCCTGAAACAAACTCTGGCAAGTTCACTGTCACTGCTGGTTCACGAGAGGAGCAAGCAGCATCAGATATTGCTAGTCGTTCATATAAGGGCTTGTCATTTGATTACACTCGAGCTGGTGCAATTCATGATGTCACAGTCCATGGAACAATCGAAAATGTTTAGTGAGGTAATTAGAAATGGCAGATATTCCAGTTTATAATGCGAAAGATGTTGTTTTAACAATTAACAACATTGTTATACAAGGATTTCAAGATGGTGATATGATTTCCTACACAATTAAGGAAGATCGTGTACAAACAGAAGTTGATGCACAAGGTTACCCATCAATTGCAATCAACAACAACCGTTTGGGACAAATTACAATCAATTTGTCAGGTAATTCAGCATCACATAAGTATCTTAATAGCTTGGCTAATGCAAATAAGATTGTGCCAATTGTTATTAAGACAAAGAACGAAAAGATTACAGGTAATCAAGCAATCATTGCTAAGCCTGCTGACGGTCAATTTGGTAAGCAAACGCCTAAGCGTACTTACACGATTGAAGTCTTGGATATGGACGTTCAGGTTGTTGCTTAGATCATAAATTTTTAGGCGTTTAAGGTTCGATTCCTTAAGCGCTTTTAGTTTGCATTCGCAAACATAAACTTACATTTACACAGGGCTGGTGCCCATATTTTGGAGGATTTAAATCATGGCAGAAGAATTACAAGCAACTCAAGCAGCACAACCAACTCTCGCAGAACAAGTGCAACAGCAATCGGTACAAATTCCAGAGGTTGCTAAGCCAGTTTCAAAGTTTGGCCAACAAAAAGAAGTTGAAATTAAGCGTGCAGATGGTGGCGTTGATAAGTATCTATTGCAATATCCAGGTATTCGCAAGGCAATGGAAATTATTGATAATTCAACAATGCCTAATGGGCAATTAGCTCGTTCAATTTTTGCGGACCAATTGCTAGAACATGTTGTTGTTCAACCAGCTAATTTATCATTGGATGACTTTGATGAACGAGAAGGAATTAATCAGTTAGTTGATGCAGCTGATGAGTTTCTTGGCGAGCTCTGGAAGTAAAAAATATTTAAGTGATCAATTATTAGAGGCTGATTTAGATAAGGAATGGCCCTATGTTTGGCCTGTTTATCAAGGTGTCGCCACTGCTGAAGAAGTTGATAAGGCGACACTTCAAAAATTACAGTTTCTAAATGGATTAGCGGACAGAAAACAGGAATCATTAGCCAATGCAATTGCTATTGCAGTAGCTAATGTCATGTTTCCTAAAAACTAAGCACATATCGAAAGGGTGGTGGAATTAATGGGATATACCACGACAATTAAAGCGCAAGCTGAGGTTAGCGGACTTGGCGAATTAAAAAAAGCCAGTTCTGCAATTAAGGAACTTAATGAAGCCGCCCGTGCACTTAGCTCAGTTCGTGCAACTAATATGTCATCAGGATTTACGAAAGTAATTTCTGAAGCAAATAAGGCAATTGAAGCATATAAGCGAGTATCAAGTGCAGCAAAAACAGTAGCAGAGGCACAAAAGACGGCTTCTGCCACTGATACATACAGTAAACAAGTCGCTGGAATCAACAAAGTAACAGATGCATACAAACGTCAAGGAACCGCATCTAAGGAAAGTGATGCAGCATCTACAAAAGCAATTTTAAATGCTGAAAAAATATCTCAAGCACAATCTAAGAGTGTAGAGATGGCAGCGAAAGCAGCATCCGCCCAATCTCGGCAGGCTGAAGGGCTTGCCAAAGTTGCATCTGCTCAATCAAAAGCTGAAGAATATGCAATCAGAGCGGCAAATGCGCAAGATAAAGAAACGGCCGCAATATCAAAGTCTGTTGCACAAGCTGATAAATTGGCATCAGCACGACAAAAGGACTTAGCACTTGCAGAAAAATACACTGCACAGACTAATCAGATCAATAAGCAGGCTGCTATGTATGGTGCTGGTGTTGGTACTGCAGCTGTTTCAAAAAAGAATGGTCGAGTTAAAGAAGTACTAGGTACTGGATTAGCGATGTTTGCACCATCAATGTTATTGGCCGGCGGCATTATGAGTGCAGCTGGAGGTATTCGTAACCTATTTGGTGGCGGATACAACATGCTAAAGGAACGTCAAAGTGGACAGGCAATGTGGGCAACTTCTATTCAGGATGCTCATCGAAATATTCAAGGTTCACAACTGATTAATCAAGCAAATAGCGCATCTAATGCAACTATGCAAACAGCGATTTTAGCAGGTAATGATTATACAGAAGCTAACGCATTTGCTAAGCAAATTTATTCATCTGATGCAGGTTCGTATTCAGGAAATGTAGGTAAGACACAGAAACTATTAAAGGGTATTTTTAATATTCAAGATGCGAATGCCTTGAGTCATTCAGAAATGAACCAATTACGAACGGCTGTTGGTAACATCGGTGACTTAGGTAAAATGAATGGAATGTCAGCTAAAAGTCTTAACTTAGTTGATGGTAAGATCACTCGTGCTATTCGTAAGGAATATAAAAAAGAAACAGGTCACGAACTAGGTTTAAATAAAACTGGTACTGGTTATGATTGGGGAGCTGTTAGTGCAGCAACTGCCTATCGTGGAATAGATAATTACGGTAATTCTGGTGGACTTGCTAAAGCATCTGCTAGATTTAATTCAACACTACCTGGTATGTTACGAGCTGGAAAAAGCGCATCGGAGTTTGCAATTTCTGAAATTCTTGATCAGTTTGGTAAAAAAGTTGGTAAGAGTGGTGGATTTAGTAATCTAGTTGGAAATTTGTCTAAAGAATTTACAGATTTTGACAAAATTAAAGGATTTGCCGATAAAGCCTCTTCAGTGCTTAGTTCGGCAGCAAATGAGTTGGGTACTGGAATTTCTAAAATTACAAGTGTTGCTCAATCAGCATGGAAAGGTACTAGTTCATTTAGAAAAGGTTCTGGAAAAGGATTTGTTGATGAATTCGGTAAGATAAAAGATACGTTATCTAGTGTTGGCTCATTTATTGGTGATACAATCGTTGCTGTTCAAAAAATGCTCCCTAAAGGTAGTGGCAAAATGATGGAAGACATCGGCAGTGGTGCTGGTAAAGTATCTGCCTTGTTGCTTGCTTTGAAAGGTGCATCTAAATTACCAGTAGTTGGTAAATTATTTGATGGCTTAGTTGGTCAAGCAGGCAAATTATTAGGAAAAGTACCTCTAATTGGTGGCATATTATCTAAGATATTTGGAAATGGTACAAAAAGTACTGCAGCTGGAACAATGATGACTGCAGCAGATACGATGATGGCAGCTGCTAATAAAATGAATGGCACTGGTAATGGTTCAGGAGCTGGTGGCGATTATGTTACTGGATCCGCAGTATCAGGTAAAGGTAAATTTACATTAGGACAGAAACTGGCAAATTCAAAATTTGGTTCAATCATTGATAAGATATTTCTGAAAGGTGCATCACTTGCTGGTAAGGGCGGAATTAAAGGCGGTCTTGGAAAACTACTCATGGGTGGTGCTTCAGGATTAGGAAAGCTATCACTTGGCGGTGCTGGTTTATTAACTAAGTTTGGTAAGACAGGAATTGGTAAGTTTCTAGGTGGTTCAGGTAAATTGCTTGGCACTATTGGTAAACGTGGTGCTGGTGGTTTGAATGCCTTATTTGCTGGTTTTGATGTTTTCAGTGCTTTAAAGAACAACAAGGCAGGCACGACTGCTAGATACAAGGGTGTTGGCTCTGGTATCGGTGGCGGTGTTGGTGGAACTTTGGGTGCTGCATTAGGTTCTTTGTTGGGACCAGTTGGAACCATTGCTGGTGGTGCTTTAGGATCATGGGCTGGTGGTAAAGCTGGTTCTTGGATTGGTGGCAAATGGAAAGGCGTGAAACAGGGCGTTGGCGATAAATGGGGTGATATTAAAGAAGGTGCCAGTCGCTTGTGGGGGAAAACTAAGCTAGGCGCATCTGATTTATTTGGAAAGGCAAGCATCAAGTTTTGGGATATTAAAGACCAGCTAAGTGGTGCCTTCAAAGGGTTAAAGCTAAGTAATCCATTCAAAGGCTTCAAAGTGCCAAATATCACTAAAGGTCTTAAAATGCCTAAGATTAATAATTCATTTAAGAACTTTAAAATGCCAAAAATTAGCCTGAAAAATCCATTTAAAGGGTTCAAAATGCCAAAATTAAGTAATCCGTTCAAAGGTTTTAAAGTACCTAATTTAACAAAAGGATTAAAGCTACCAAAGATAAGCAATCCATTTAAAAACTGGAAAATGCCAAAAATTAAGATGCCTAAGTTCAAGATTAAGAACCCATTCAAGGACTTTAAACTTCCTAAATTTATGAAAAGCAACCCATTCAAAGGATGGAAGATGCCTAAAATTAAGTTTCCAAAGGCGCCAAATTGGCTAAAGAAAATCACTGGCTGGTCTAAAGGTGCTAATAAAGCAAAAAAGGAAACTGATGGTGCTAACAAGTCGACCAAGGCATCTTCTAAGCATTTAAAAAATGCTGGTAAGGATGGTAAGAATGCTGGTAAATCAATTGGTGGTTCATTTAAAAAGGCGTTTGATAAGGCTGGTAAATCAACAAGTAAGTTTAGTAAGTCAGTTGGTAAAGCATTTAAGGGTGTTGGCAAATCTGGTAAAAGCTCAATGAGCAAAATTGCTTCAAGCATTAAATCAGGTATGAACAAAGCCAAGCGTGCTGCCAAATCAGGTGCAAAGGGCATTACAAGTGCTTTGAAGTTTAAGAAAGTTGGTAAATCAGCAAAGTCTGCATTTAGTAAATTGAGTTCGTCTGTTCGTAGCGGTATGAATAAGGCTAAACGAGCAGCTAAAAGTGGTTCTAAGGGAATTACTAATTCGATAAAGTCTGGTTTGCGTGGAGTAAGCCGTGCTGGTAAGAGTTCGTTTAATAAACTAAGTTCAAGTGTACAAAGTGGCATGAACAAGGCTAAGCGTGCTGCACGTTCTGGAACCAAAGGCATTGCAAGTTCTGTTAAATCAGGACTAAACAAGGTTGGTAGCGCTGGTAGAAGTAGCTTTAACAAGTTGGCCAGTTCGGTTCGTAGTGGCATGAATAAAGCCAAGCGTTCAGCTAGATCAGGAACTAACGGTATCGTTAGCGCTATTAAATCAGGTATGAATAAGGCATCATCCGCTGGTCGTGGTGCTATGAGTAAATTTAGTAGCTCAATTAAAAGCGGGATAAGCCGTGCCAGAAGTGCTGCACGTTCAGGAGCTAATCAAATATCATCTGCAATTAAAAGTGGCTTAGCAAAAGCAGCTACTGCTGGGACTAGTTCTATGAATAAGTTATCTAGCACGATTACAAGTGGCATGAATAAAGCGACTAGCACAGCTAAATCAGGTGCTAATAAAATTAGTGAGGCTTTGAAGTCTGGGTTTGCTAAAGCTGTTTCAGCTGCACAATCAGCAACTTCAAGAATTGCTTCATCAATGAACAAGATTGGTTCAAGTGCTAGTTCAGCATCAGCAAAGGTTAAGTCGTTAGCTGCTGCAATTAATGGCTTACACTCAAAAACAATCACTGTTACTGTTAACACCAAAGGTAAGGTACCACATGCTAAAGGTACAAGTGGTGCTCGTGCAGCATTTGCTTCAATCATGCCTGGATATGCTAAAGGCACTAAAGGTGGCGGACATCCTGGTGGACTTGCACTAGTTAATGATTCAAAGACATCTAATTGGCGTGAGGCCTTCATGTTGCCTGATGGATTAGTTGGTATTTTCCCTAAGAAACGCAATTTAACGGTGCCATTGCCAACTGGCACACAAGTACTAAATGGTGACGACACAAAGAAGATGTTCCCACATTATGCAAAGGGTACTGGTGGTGCTAAACCAGCATTCAAGCAAGGTTCAACCATTAATGTAACAGTGAACATTAATGGTAGTGCATCGGCAAATGATGCCAACACGATTGCTAATACAATTGGTGAGAAGTTGTTAACAGTTATTCAGCCGCAAATGATTTAGGAGGTAGGCGATTGGCAAAATTAACTGATTCAAAAGGTAAGACAGTCGTGCTTTCTGTTGAAACGGAAAATGAGCAATTTGAAAATACAGTTTCTACTCATCCAGTTGAAAATGGTTCACCGATTACGGATCATTCACAAATGGAAAGTAAAACATTTGAGTTTTCAGGAAAGATAATTGGCAAAAGCCAAGCTGAAGTTGATGATCAGTACATGCAATTGTTGAATTGGTCCCAAGGATCAACGCTTTTACAATTTCGTGGTGCTATTCGTCATAATGGTATGCTTATTAGCCATCTTGAAAAGACTTATGATGATGGTGGTTTTCAAAATGCTGTGAAGTTCAATATCTTATTAACGGCTGTTTATACAGTCAATGTTTACTGGGCCAAGGCTAAAAACTCAGGTAAAAAACAAGCTAAGTCTCCAAGCAACGGTGTCTATGTGACAGTGCGCCCTGGTAACACTTATTGGGGTTGGTGGATGAAATATGGCACACCGATACAAACGCTTAGAAACTGGAATCACTGGCCCGATAGACGTATCCCAATCGGAGCTAGAGCGAGGGTGAAATAATGGATGAACGAGGTTTGATTGATGTAGATGTTGCGAGTTTACCAGAAGAATTTGAAATTGAATTAGCTGGTGATAATGTCTACTTACGTTTTGACTTTAATGAAGAAGGTCAGTTTTATACGGTTGATCTATTCAACAATGCATATGAACAAATCGTTACTGGCGAACGCTTAGTATATGGTCAACGTTTGTGGCGTGATTTTACAAAGCCAGAGATACCACAAGTTGACATTGTACCGTTTGATATTTCGCACAAAGAAAATGCCGTCACGTCTGATAATTTTGGACGGACGGTATTTTTATATCTGATGACTTTTGAAGATGATGAGGTGATGTAATGGCTGTCACAATGCAATATTTGTTTGAGGTGTATGTGGAAATTTACACTAATGGCGGTACGTTGAAATATGTGCATAATAACAACCCAAGTCAGTCAATGGATATTGAGTTTAGCTTGCCATTTGATAATACAAGTGATCGGAGCGTTGGTGAAGTGACAATTTGGAACATGAGCCAAATTAGTTTCAATCGTATCGCCCAGGGAAATCGAATTGTTATTAAAGCTGGTTACCACGGAGACGTTGGGGTCATATTTGATGGTGAAATATTCCGTCCAACAGTACCAAGTCGTGAAGGTGGTGATTTAAACTACACCTTGCGAGTCGTTGAGGGCAAAGAATACCGCAAACTGAAGCATGTTTCGTTAACGTTTGGGGAAGGTACCACTGCTAAGACAATCATTAATAAAATCGTGCAAACAACAGGTATCAACCTGAATTTTGTTTCATTAGGACGTAATTATGTATTCAAGGAAGGTTATACCGTTGACGGCTCGCCATTTGATGCATTGAGTGACGTGGCTGAACAGGCACGAGCTGCATTGTTTTATCGACGTGGTCAATTAACCATGCGTTGGTTATACGACGACAAAGTAACTGGTAATTTCTATCTGGCCAATAATACTGGTCTCATTTCATCGCCAACAATGGAACGACGTGATGATGATTGGGTCGAAGATGATGATAACGATGGACTTGGTCGTTTCACGTATTCTGCTGATTCAATTCTTAATTATCGAATTACTACTGGCGAACATGTGCATTTAAAGAGTGAATCTGTTGATGTGTGGGCTGCAGTATTAAGCGGTGAACATACATTTGACGGTGAAAATCCGACAACATCATTAGAGTTAGGGGTGAAGTAAATGGCAGATACCGGACAAAGACCAAAAATGCGGGATAATGACGTCTCATTCTTTTTGAATGTACTACCAAACACCATTAAAGCAACGCTAAATGTTGCACAATTAGGTAAGGTCACACGCTTATACGATGACAATAAAAAAGCAGAAGTCCAGCCACTGGCGTTAAGTTCGGATGAAACACCACGAGCACGTTTAATTGGTGTTCATGTGGGCAAAACTAAACGGAGTATTATTGCCGTTGGTGATGTGGTGGTTGTCATGTTTATGGACCGTTCAATTGCTAATTTTGATGGATCTAACAAGTTGTTTAAATTGTCTGCTAACAGATTACACGATTTGAATGATTCCTTCATCGTGGAGGTGTATTGAATGAGAGATATTCGTTTAGACGATACTGGTGGCTTAAATTTCAAGAGTGTTGTCACGCAATCAGAGGAAGTTATGCAATCAATACGCATCATTCTTGAAACAAAATTAGGCGAATTTATTGGTGATCCTGAATTAGGGTTAGATCGAACTGACTTAATGGAGAAAAATTTTGATGCTCGATATGCTAGTCAATCGATTCATGATGCGCTTGGTCAGGATAATCGGGTCGAAGTTATTAGCGTTGATGTGATTCCCGATTTTTATAGACGGATGGCATCAGCAAAATTGGCTTTAACAGTTGATGGTGAGGCAAAAGAAACGGAGGTGCAATTAAATGTTGGATGATAACGGATTTACACGACCAACGTATGATGAATTGGTTAGTGATCTAACTGCAAAATGGTTAGAGCTATTTGGTAGTGACTCAGATACAAGTTCACATTCAGTTGCAGGCGTATTTATTAGGCTGATTGCCTACTTCATGAATATACTTTATCAATTGGCTGAAGCAGTCTACAATGCTCAATTCCTAAGTACCGCAGCAGGCGTATCACTTGATAAAATAGCTGCAAATTATGGGCTTTATCGCAATCCGGCAGCACAAGCCATAACCGAATTAACATTCACTGGAACACCAGGCTATATTTTGCCGGCTAATACATTATTCAAAACAGTAGAAGGTATTGAGTTTCAGACGGCTGACGATTTGATATTTTCAGTTGACGGCACAGGTAGTGGTACTGCTTACGCTACTGATGTTGGTTCAGTCTATAATGTCCCAGCCAATACGATTATTTATCAAGTTGAACCAACTTCGGATATTATTTCTGTTACTAACGATGAACCTGTCGAATCTGGTGCAGATTCTGAAACAGATTTAGAGTTGGCCAATCGAATTAGAATTGCGAATGACACACGACCATCAAGTCCAGCCAATGGTATTATTTCAGCCGTCATGGCAGTGACTGGTGTCAGAACGGTTCAAGTAGTGCAAAACAACACTTTATCAGAAGATGAGTTCGGTAATCCGCCAAAGACAATTCACGTTTATGTTGATGGTGGAGATGAAGAGAAGATCGCTGATGCTCTATTTAATTCTGTATCGGCAGGTATTCAAACAGTTGGATCTAAACAACAAGCAATGACTGATAACGCTGGCTTTAGCGATAACGTCATTGCTTTTGATTATGCACAACAAACCGCAATATATGTGTCGATTAATGCGCAAACTAATCTAGATTTTGAAACAGACGGTATTCAGCAAATTAAAAATGCAGTTAATGATTATCTGACCAAAGTACCAATGGGTGGCATTGTTAGATTTTCATATTTGTATAAATACGTTTATGACAAAGTGCCTGGTATTGATGTTATTGAAGTAAAAATTGGTTCAAGTAAGGATAGCTTGTCAATGGCTGATGTTCAATTACAGCAATTTGCAATTCCCGTGACGACAGCAGACAGTTTGGTGGTGACTGAAAATGCATGATTTTAAAGAATTGTTTCTGTCTAAATTGCCTAGTCCCATTAATAGATTTGCTGAAGATACGATTACTTTTGCGGAATGGCTAAATGCGACATTTCAAAAACTAATTGGTTTGTATCAAACAATTGAAGCGTTTCGAGACATTAATAAAGCAAATGGTAAGGCGCTAGATAGAATTGGCGATCAATTCAACCAGCAACGCGGGTCGGCGGATGATGATTTTTACCGCATCATGATTAGGTCTAAGCAAGCCACCAATATGGGTAATTCAACAGTCAATGGATTAATCAATATGATTGCACGTTCATTAGACATTCAGCCAAATAAAATTCGAATTGAATCATTGCGACAATATGAAAACGGCACGCTGAATGGCGGTGAGCCATTAGCAATTAGAATTAGTAACATTCCACTAGAATGGGCCCGCTCTGATTTTGAACAAAATTATATTTTGGAACGAATTAAAAATGGTGTTGCTGCTGGTGTCCGAGTAGATGAAGTGAGTTTTGTTGATAATTCTAATGCTGTGTTATCTGTTCGTGGCTTAACATCTGCTACTGTCACATACGAGGTCAAAGGAGAGGAGTAATAGATGGCAAATAAATTTACGAATTTTAAATTCACCACTGAAGGTAAAGATACCTTAACTGAAGTACTTGCTGCAAAAGGCAGTATTGCTATCACACAGGTTTATACTTTTGCGACAAAGTTAACGGATACTTTGGTATTCACGCAACTTTCATCACTAGGTCCTAAGCAAATTAAGTCAGTTAGAACTGTATCAGCACAAAGCAACACGGTTGAAACTCGGTTGCAGATTGATAATGCTGATTTAACATCTGATTACAATCTACAAGGAATCGCTCTTGTAGGGACGTTTAACAAGACTAATTTCGTGTTAGGTTATATTAACACCAATGAAGCTACCAATGTGCCAGCATTCAGTGGAAATCAGGTTCAAACAATCGCCTTAGATGTTTCTTTTGCAATTTCTGATACATCTGTGATCACGATCAACACCCAAACAGCTGGAATGTTGACGGTTGCTGATTACAATGCTTTGGTCGCTTTTATTAAAGATCAGGTGGCACCATTAGCGGTAGATAAAAAGGTTGTTCACTTAACTAACAATGAAATCATTGATGGTATTAAGACATTTAAGCAAAAAATTACTGGTTCGATATCTGGCAATGCCAATACAGTTGACTACATTAATATTCACCAGATTACTGCAAATATTGATTTAAATACTCTGACTACAAATGGTAACTATTTATCGACATTAGAGACGAAGACTACCAGCAATAAGCCAGGTGGAACATCAGAACAGTACACGCTTATTTCCACCGGTAATATTCAAGTATTTAACGATATAAAGACGGATAAAACATATATACGTAATTACATTAAATCTGATACATTTACATCTTGGAAGGTTGTTATTGAAGACATTGATCAAACATTAAATGCACAATTTAATTTCACTAAAGTGCCAACTGTTAATAGTAAGCCAGTGGCAATTCAGGCTGATTTACAAACTGAAACCACTAATCGTACTAATGCAGATAAGACTATTAACAATTCTCTAACAACAGAAGTTTCTGACCGTAAAAGTGGGGACACTATAAATGCAAATGCTATTCAAGCTGAAGCTACTGCACGTTCGCAAGCGGATAGTTCAGCTGCTGCTGCCCTTAATACTGAAAAAGCAACACGTTCAGCTGCAGATGCTACATTAACTAATAGTGTTAGTGATACGCAAGCAGACTTACAAACGGAAGTTGCTAATAGAGCTAGTGCTGATAAAAATATTGATAATTCTGCAGTTCATAAAACTGGAAACGAGTCTATTGCTGGAAATAAAACGTTTAGTAACAATGTAAATGTTAATCATATCATGCAGGCTGATTGGTTTTACAAACACGTTCCAGCGGGGACTGCATCTAGTCAAATTATGGAAGTTATGGACGATAACCTTAGCGATGGTAAGCCGCACTCTATTGGAAAATATTATTCAGGAGCACCTGATGGTAATGGTATTAGTATCACAGGAAACGGCCTAACTGCTATTGGTGGTGGTGAATCTAGTAGTGCTATATTGGATGCTATTGCTAACGGAACAACTGACTCAAGTATCTTGCCTCCTAACGCTTTAAATTCTGAAAATCTTATTCTTGCTTCTGACCAAGAAATTTATTTCTTACAAAGTCAACAAAATGCACCAAATTACACTAATATTTGGCGATTAAATACTGGTGGATATTGGGATCGTTATGATGAAACTTCCAAAAAATGGATCAATGTTATTCCTAATGTATCCAATTTATTGGCACAAGATGACTCTGTGGTCCATAACTCAGGTAATGAGAATATATCAGGTACGAAATCGTTTGGTTCAGCAATTAACGGTGATATTTCAGGCAATGCAGGTTCTGCAACAAAACTGCAGACAGCTCGAAGTGTTGGTGGAGTAAACTTTGATGGGACTGCAAATATCAATTTACCAGGGGTAAACACTCAAGGTAATCAAGATACGACTGGAAACGCAAGCACGGCTGATAAACTGCATACTGCTAGGACAATTGGTGGTGTTAGTTTCGATGGTGGCAGTAATATTAATCTTCCAGGCGTTAATACGCAAGGAAATCAAAATACAACTGGTAACGCAGCATCAGCAACTAAATTGCAAACGGCTCGTAAAGTGAATGGAACTGCATTTGATGGAACAAAAGATATCAGTGTAAATGCAGCAAATGATAGTAACCTTGTTCACCAATCTGGCAATGAATCAATTTCTGGTTATAAGACGTTCAACAATACTTTGACTGTTAATGGTATTTCAAAAGCTAATTATTTTTATAAAGAGGTAACTTCTACAGATGAGACTGCAATACTTGAATTTGAAGATTCAAGCGGCGACTCAACGATTGTCAGAAGAATGGGTTCATATTATGCACAAGATAGTTATGGTGCAGGTATCGCATTAAGTTCGGGTGGATTAACAGTTATAGGTGGTGGTGAATCTCCATTTAATGTTATTAATAAAATTAAAGATGGAACCATAGATTCAACTGCTATTCCATCGGTGAACCCTGGTTCTGAAGACATGATTGTGGCATCTGACCAATCTATTTATTTCTTACCTAACTTTCAAAATAATAATAGTTATAATGCAATGTGGCGAATGACCCAAGGTGGATACTTACAAAGTTACAATGGTACCAGTTGGATGAATGTGTTACCAAATAATAGTGGCCTAGTTGCGCAAGATGCAGCTGTTGTCCATGATTCAGGTAATGAAACTATTTCTGGTACCAAATCATTTAGTTCAACAATTATCGGTAGCGTTTCAGGCAATGCAGGTTCCGCAACAAAATTGCAGACAGCTCGAAGCATCGGTGGTGTCAGTTTTGACGGCTCAGCTAACATTAACTTGCCAGGAGTAAATACTACTGGAAATCAAAGTACCTCAGGAAATGCTGGATCTGCTACTAAACTAGCCACTGCACGAACGATTAATGGTACTAAATTTGATGGAACCGCAAATATCTCAATTAATGCGGCAAATGATTCTAGCTTGGTTCATCAATCTGGTAATGAATCAATCGCAGGAAACAAGACCTTCACTGGGACAACAAACTTTAATGGAAATGTTAGCAGCCGTGGCGCATCTAAAACCGCAACTGTAAAATACCAAAGTGTCACAATGACATTCTATGAAACACCAATTGGTGTGCAAGTAACGGTCAATGGAAATTTAACCAATTTCAAGGCAAGTCAACAAGGTTCAGCTTCTGTAACGTTTGGTACAATACCAAGTAATATTACCAATCCACCAATAAGAACTTATATTGTCTCATCAACTGCCTCAGGTATTCCTGGTAAGAGCAATAACGTACCGGTTGCTATTAATTTTTCTTTTGATCCAGATGGAACAATTGGGTTTATTGCCGCACATGGTAAAGAAAATGACGCGTCTGAGTTCAGCGGTTTATGGTCAAGTGTTCGTGGTAGTACCTATTGGATTAAATAATAGGAGGGTTTACTTTGATTAAACACATAATTAAGAATAAGTTCTGGATAATAACCGGTGCTGAACTGATAACGATTGCGTTTATGTTCAGTATCGGTTTTTCAGTTATTGACATTCATGTCCCAGCTTCGTTTCAGTTAGTTGCTCATCCTAGTTTCAGATTGCTAGTTATTGCTGATGGTGTCGCCATGATTGTTCAATCAGTTTGGGATATTACTTGGTACTACATTCGTGAAGTGACACGTTTAGCTGCAGCAGGCGTTGTTGGCATGATGATGAGTGCATTTTTGTTGAGTGATCTGAACACACTTCACATTACATTGGTTCCGCTTGGTCTGATGTTTCTATTAGTCAGAATACTGATTGATTTGTTGACTGACAATACATTGTTTAAAGTACGGAGGTAGGTTAATGAGTCAAGCTACTTGGACAGCTTTATTGGGCTTTCTTTCCGCCTCAGTGGCTGGAGTGTTGGCCATTTGGAAAATGAATGTCGCTAAAACTGTCTCAGCTGATAAAGATTTTATTACGATGTATAACGAGTTGATGAAATCAAACAATAAGCTAATTGAACAAAATGCTGAACTGACAGCAGAATTACAAAAAGCACATGCATCTATTGAAAAATTGACGCAACGCATTAAAGAATTGGAGGATAAGTTAGAAAATGAACATTAATCATATTAGTGAATGGGTATTAGCTCTTTGGAGCACGGGAGTATTAACGGCAGTTGCACACGCAGCGAGCCGTTTTTTTGTTGCCCATACCAAGAATAAGAATTTGTTACTATTGAATGAGTGGGCAATGCAAGCTGTTCAATATGCAGAAACACATCTACAAGGATCAGTGGAAAAGAAACAATCTGCTTTGAATTTCTTAACTGAACGCTTAAACGCCAACAAGCTCGGCTTGAGATTTGATGACAAGCAACTCGACACTGTGATTGAACTCGCTGTAATGGCTCTACATAATGGAGGTAAGACTAATGACCAAATTTGAATTTAATGATGTGGCAAATTATCAACCAGATACATTGGCTTACTTCCAAGGCTTGAAAGCTAAGGGCTCTCGTGCAGCAATTGTCAAAATTACGCAGGGGACAGGCTACATTAACCCCAAAGCAACTAACCAAGTTAATCACGCTGATCAAGCAGGACTAAAAACTGCCGGTTATCACTATGCTATGTTCGGTGGCAATGTAGCTAACGCTCATGCTGAAGCTAAGTATTTCCTTACACAAGCAAAGGCACGACTAGCTAAGGGCTCAATCTTAGCATTAGATTATGAAGATGCTGCCACAACCGGTACCAATAAGAACGCCAATGCCAATGCAATTATTGCTTTTATGCAAGACATTAAGAATGCTGGCTTTATTCCATGGTTCTACACTGGTAAGTACTTCATTAATGAACATGTTAACCATGCTGCCGTTAATAAAGCATTTCCTAATGTAACTTGGATTGCTGGTTATCCTGGCACATCATATCCTGATTTCAATTACTTTCCATCAATAGATGGGGTGATTGCTTGGCAATACACTAACAATTGGAAGTCATTAGGACTGGACGGTTCAACATTGCTGCTTGATTGG